TTCACTTAAAGCGAGAATTAGGTGATGTTATGTGGTACTGGATTAATGCTTGTAGGGCCTTGAATCTTGACCCAAATGATGTTATTGATGAGAACGTTCGTAAATTAGAAAGTCGTTATCCCGGTGGAACTTTTGACGCCCACTATAGTGAAAATCGGAAAGAGGGCGATATCTGATAAATATGTTAAAGGATAACATATTATGGATATCGGACAAGGAATTTCAATTGGTGGTGGAGTAAGTGTAACACCACAACCTCCGTCGTATCTTGCATACGCTATATTTGGTTATGGGACTAACGGTAGTAGTGGTGTATCAATGACCAACCTAGTAAGTAATACAGGTGTAGTTGCTACTGATACAACAGGTGTTGGAACTGCTAGGAATGCATTAGCAGCCGCAGGTTACGGCACTGATAAAGCTATCTTTGGTTATGGTTATGACCAAACATCTGGTAATCCACTAAGTATGACTAATCTAGTATCAAATGCAGGTATAGTAGCAAATGATGTTACCGGTGTCGGCACTGCTAGATATAATCTTGGAGCCGCAACATATGGTTCGGATAAAGCTATATTTGGATATGGTAGGACTGGACCATCCAACACCGCAATAACTAATCTAGTATCAAACGCAGGGGTAGTTGCGACTGACACTGCAGGGGTTGGTACAGCAAGACAGTTAGCTGAAGCCGCAACATATGGTACTGACAAAGCTATATTTGGTTATGGTGCTACTAGCGCCGGAGGTTTTACTGTAGTATCAATGACCAACCTAGTAAGTAATACAGGTGTAGTTGCTACTGATACAACAGGTGTTGGTACTGCTAGATATAGTTTAGCAGCCGCAGGTTATGGAACTGATAAAGCTATATTTGGATATGGAAACGGACCGGTATCAATGACCAACTTAGTATCAAATACAGGCGTTGTTGCTACAGATACTACAGGTGTTGGTACTGCTAGGAGTCAGTTAGGAGCCGCAACTTATGGTACTGACAAAGCTATTTTTGGATATGGTGCCGCCGGCGGTGCTGTATCAATTACTAACCTAGTATCAAACACAGGTGTAGTGGCCACAGATACTGCAGGTGTTGGTACTGCTAGATATGACTTAGCGGCCGCAACTTATGGTCTAGCATAATAGGTTACAACACTATAGTTTCCTGATAAATACACTATCAGGAAACAAATATGACCGCAAATATATTAGCTACACCATCAGGCTTAACGCTAGACGAATTAAAACAAGCATTATTCCAAAACGTTAGATATCGTTTAGGTGACGGCATTATTGATTTAGAGCTAGACCCGCAACACTATGAAGCGGCATATAACTATGCCATCAAAGTATATCGTCAACGGGCACAAAACTCTACAGCAGAATCATACACTCTTTTCACAGTAGAAAAGAATGTAGATACTTATACACTTCCTAGTGAGTTTATTAATGTACGTTCTATCTTTCGTAGAACAGTTGGTCTAGAAACAGGTCCATCAAGTAGTTCATTTGATCCATTTAGTTCAGCTATTCTAAACACTTATTTGTTAAACTATAACTATGCAGGTGGTATGGCAACATATGACTTTTATGCAGGTTACGTTGAACTAGCTGCCAGAATGTTTGGTGGATATGTTATCTATACATTTGATCCGGTTACCAAAGTATTACGTATTGTGCGTGATCCAAAAGGATCCGGAGAACGTATATTGATTTGGGCTGATGTACAAAGAACACAAGAAGTTTTGTTGCAAGATCCAGGTGCCGGTGTATGGATTGGTGATTGGGTATTTGCCGTATTAAAAGGTATTATTGGTGAAGCACGTGAAAAGTTTGCTAGTATCGCAGGTCCAGGAGGCGGCACAAGTTTAAATGGTGCGGCAATGAAGGCTGAATCCAAACAACTTCAACAAGAACTCATTGAAGAACTAAAACGATATGTAGATTACAGTCAGCCATTGACTTGGGTACAAGGTTAACCTAAACAATTTACATTACAACACTCCTGTAGTACAATATGTATTACAGGAGTTACCATATGATTATAGGTGTTACCGGTTTAATTTCGAGCGGCAAGGACACAATTGCCGACTATCTTTGCACATTTCACGGGTTCAAACGTGTTAGTTTTGCGGCAAGTTTAAAAGACGCAGTATCAGCCGTCTTTGGATGGAATAGAGAATACTTGGAAGGTTCAACTAAAACAAGCAGAGCATGGCGAGAACAAAAAGACGAATGGTGGAGTGACCGACTAGGTATGAATATTACCCCAAGATGGGTATTACAATACTGGGGAACAGAAGTATGTCGTAATAACTTCCATAGTGATATTTGGGTAGCAAGTGTAGAGAATAAACTACGTCAAACTGATGAAAACATTGTGATTACAGATTGTCGTTTTGTTAATGAAGTCAATTCAATTAAAAGTGTAGGTGGAATCACTATGCGAGTTAATAGAGGTGAACGTCCAGTTTGGTATAGTGCCGCAGTAGACTATAATAATGAGCCTGAGGGTAGTGAACAAAGATTAAAAGCTATGGTAGAGTTAGGAAACTATAGTGTCCATGCTAGTGAGTATAGTAGTGTTGGATTATTGTATGACCATTATATTGATAATAACGGTTCTATTGATGACTTACATAAGCAAGTTAACTCAGTGGTCAACCTGTAAGTCTCCTCGTTTCCAAGTAACTTCTTTCTTTTTAACTACTTCTACACAGTTAAGACAGATGCTACGCAGATTAGACATTTCTGCGTTATCTAAGTTGCCGTCAATATGAAAGACTGTAATTTGACTAGTAAATAAACTCTTAAAGCCGCATAAATCACAAGCGGCTTTTTTCTTATAACCTTTACTCTTCCATTTAGGAGTGCGAGGTTTAAGTTTGTTTTTCCTTCTACCACATTCGTCACACATACTACGATAATGGGTGACTTCACCACGCTTATAATTAATAGCGCAGAAATTCTTTTCACAGGTAGAACAGATTGGTCTCATAGTCTATTTACTCTATAAACCTTCGAAGGCACGGATAATGGATCTTTTTTGAAGTATTAGATAAATATTAATATGCAATCAGGTGGTAAACCTCAAAATTTTACATAAAGGAAACATAAAATGGCATTAACATCTCCAGGCGTAGAAGTATCAATCATTGACCAAAGTCAATATTTACCAGCGCCCACAAATTCCGTCCCACTAGTGGTTCTTGCTACGGCACAGAATAAAGCTGACGCATCTGGTACAGGTGTAGCGGCGGCAACAACAGCGGCAAACGCAAACAAATTATTCCAAGTTACAAGTCAAAGAGATTTAGTAAACTTGTATGGTACTCCATTCTTCTATACAACGACAAATGGTACACCAATTCAAGGTTATGAACTTAATGAATACGGCTTGTTGGCTGCTTATTCAACATTAGGTGTGACAAATCGTTGTTACGTTCTACGTGCTGATATCGACTTAGCTAGCTTAGTAGGTCAAACAGGTCGCCCAACTGGGAATCCAGCTAGCGGCACATATTGGTTAGATTCTACTACAAGCAGTTGGGGTATCTATGAATTCAATGCTACAACTGGAAAATTTGCATTACAAACTCCTATTGTCATTACTGACAGTGCTGATTTGACTGCCGGTGTTCCAAATAATAGCATTGGTTCAGTGGGTGAGTATGCAGTTAATGCTATACAAATTACTGGTAATCCAGTAAGCACATCAGATAAAACATATTTTTATAAAACAACTACTAATGCTTGGACAAGATTAGGTGGCCCTGTTTGGAGAAATGATACACCGGCAGTACAAGGTACTAATTCACCTACAACCTTGACTGCAGGTGAGTCATTCACAATGAGTGTATCTGGAATTTATTCCGTAACTATTACAGTTCCAGTAGCCCCAAATAATACTGTTGATGGTGTGGCTACTGTAATTAATAATTTAGGTTGGACAGATGTAACTGCAGAAGTTCGTAGTGGTAAATTATGCATCTTCTCCAATCAATTAACAACATTAGGTATTGCTAATTCATACTTAACCTTAACAGAAGTTACTCCTGGTGCATTGGCTGATATGGGTATTGATTCTACTACGTATTACCAACCTCTTCTTGTATACGGTACGTCTGCTCAAATGCCATTATGGTCAAGTAGTCAATCAGAACCTCGTCCAACTGGATCAATTTGGATTAAAGTTGGTGCATCTGGTAATGGTTTAAATCCATCAATGTCAGTATTCAACGGTGCTACACAAACTTGGAATGCTAAGAATGTGGGATTATACGTTAGTGACTGGTCAGCTAGTGCAAGTCTAGATGCAACCGGTGGTCAAGCTATTCCAGCTGGAACTATTTATTCGCAATATAATTATAATGGGTCGGGTGCTACTGCTCCAATTTACTTCTGGGAGCGTATTGCAACAGGACCTACCGTAATCACAGGAGATAATACTTCTCCTACTTTCAACTCTGGTCCATATCGTATGAATGTATTTGTACCTATTGCGGGTACTACAACTTTAAGTAATGCGTATAATATAACAGTTGCAGATAATAGTGATGCGACTGATTTTGTAACAGCATGGTCGGCAGCAGGTATTCCAAATACTACAGCTATAGTAACTACTGATGGTGCAATTCAAATTACGCACACTGAGGGTGGAGAAATTATTATGGATGACACTGTTAATAGTTCATTTGTCTCAACTGGTGTATCTAACGGATTAATTGTTGAGGCTGGATTTACTATTGGTGTAACTACTGGTGTTAAATATGGACCTACAATTCAAGCAACATTTACAGGGGCTCCTAGTACTAGTGCTACTGGTACTGGTGCTACGATTAATGTTGTAACCTCATCTGGTGCTTATGTTTTAGTAGGTGATGGTGTGGCGGCTACTGGATCGGGATATACTATTGGAGATATCATTAGTGTTGACGGTGTAGAATTAGGCGGACAGTCAGGAGTCAACGATTTAGATGTTAAGGTTACTGCTGTGTCTACTGGTGCAGTGACTGCAGTTACATATATTTCAGGTACTCCTCCTATAGCGTTTCAATCACAGTTAAGTAACTGGGTTGAATTTACTTATATTTCAAGTGACAGCGATCCTGTAGTGGCTCCTGCAGATAACACTAACTGGTTCTATAGTGTAGTTGATCAAGTTGATATTATGATTAACTACAATAGTGCTTGGTATGGTTATGGTTTGCGTGATTATGATAGTGATGGATTCCCCTTACCTAGTGGAACAAACGAAACTGATCCAAATGGTCCTATAATTTCTGCAAGTACACCAACTGTTCAAAGTGACGGTACAGCTTTAGTATATGGTGATTTGTGGATTAATACTGGTGATTTAGAAAATTACCCAGTAATTAGTCGTTGGCAATCAGTTAACAGTACTGATCAATGGGTACTAATTGATAACACTGACCAAACAGGTAGTACTGGTGTATTATTTTCTGATGCTCGTTGGGCCACAAACGGTACAACAAGTCCAGTAGATGATCCTATCCCAACAATCGTATCATTGTTAGCTAGCAATTATTTAGATTTAGATGCTCCTGATGCAAGTTTATATCCATCAGGTATGTTATTGTTTAACACACGCCGTTCAGGTTATAATGTAAAGCAGTTCAGAACAAACTATTTCAATGGTACGGATTTCCCTGATGAGTCTTTGCCAACAGAAACAGATGCTTGGGTAACAGTAAGTGGTTTACAAACTAATGGTGCTCCATATATGGGTCGTAAAGCACAACGTGCTATGGTTGTTCAGTCATTAAATGCCGCAGTTGCAACTAATACTGCAATTCGTGATGAAGATAACTTCTTCAACTTGATGGCTACTCCTAACTATCCTGAACTACAACCTGCAATGATTGCGTTGAACGCAGATCGAGGTGAAACTGGTTATATCTTAGGTGATACTCCAATGCGTTTAGCTGATAGTGCTACTGATATTCAAGCTTGGGCTACTAACGAAGCCGGTGCATCTAGTACAGGTGAACAAGGTTTAGTAACACGCAATACATATATGGGTCTATTCTATCCAAGTGGCTTAGCAACAGACTTGTCAGGTAATCAGGTAGCTGTTCCTGCTTCATATATGATGTTGCGTACATTCTTACGTAATGATACTGTAGCTTATCCTTGGTTAGCGGCAGCTGGTACACGCCGTGGTACAATTGACAATGCATTAAGCATTGGTTATGTTGATGGTGCGACCGGTGAGTTTACTCCAATTAAGACACGCTTAGGTATTCGTGATGTATTGTATACCAACTTCATTAATCCATTAGTGTTCTTTACTGGTGTTGGTTTATTGAACTACGGTAACAAGACAAGCTTTAACAGTTCAAGTGCGTTAGATAGAACTAACGTTGCTCGTTTGATTGCTTACATACGTAGACAGTTGACATTGGCAGCAAGACCGTTCGTATTCGAACCTAATGATGCACTAACACGCAATCAAATCTCCGGTGTTGTAGAAACATTGATGGTAGATTTAGTTGCAAAACGCGGTCTATATGATTATATTGTAGTTTGTGACGATAGTAACAATACTCCAGCAAGAATCGATAGAAATGAATTGTGGATTGACGTTGCAGTTGAGCCTGTTAAGGCAGCTGAATTCATCTATATCCCGGTTCGTATATTGAACACAGGCGAGCTCGGTGGACAATAATAAAATTTGATACCCCGAAAGGGGTATCAAATTATAAAGATAAATATTAATAACAGGAGAAAAAAATGGCAATAGCCTCACAATCATTGTTTAACATGACCGTAGCATCGGATAATGCTGGCGGAAATCAGGGCTTGCTAATGCCCAAACTACAATATCGTTTTAGAGTTAATTTTCTAAACTTCGGTACTAATAACGCTACTAATGAATTAACTAAACAAGTTATTGACGTAACACGTCCATCAGTTAGTTTTGGCGAAATTAATATCCCTGTTTATAACTCTACTATGTATTTGGCAGGTAGACACGAATGGCAACCTCTAACAATCAACGTTAGAGATGATGCAACAGGTAGTGTTTCCCAATTAGTAGGTCAACAATTACAGAAGCAAATGGACTTTGTTGAACAAGCATCAGCCGCATCAGGTCAAGATTATAAGTTTCAAACAAACATTGAAATTTTAGACGGTGGTAATGGCACAAGTGTTCCTATCGTTTTAGAAACTTGGGAATGTTATGGTTGCTTCTTACAAGCCGCTAACTATAACAATTTAGCATACAGTTCAAATGAAGTAGTAACAATACAAATGTCAATACGTTTCGACAATGCTGTTCAATCACCATTGACTGCGGGTGTTGGCACGAGTGTTGGCCGTACACTTGGATCAATAGCTACAGGTATTGGTTCTTAATATATTTTAATATATTAAATGTCTGGATTTTTTCAGAATTTACTAACAGACGCTGCCGGAGGATTCTTCGGCAGCGATTACCTTCGTGATTACACTCACGCTAGTAAGACTTTCAGACCCAATGCATATCAATATGCACCTAAATTCAAGTTCCTATTCCATGTGTATTTTGAAATCAATCAAAGTGCATATGCAGTAGGTTTGCCACAAGGTGCAAACTTTGGTTTAGCTGTTAAATCTGTAAAATTACCTAGTTATTCATTTGATACACATCAGTTAAATCAATACAATCGTAAACGTATTGTACAAACAAAAATAAAATATGACACAGTAGATATTAATTTTCATGATGATAATGGAAACTTAATACGTAACTTGTGGTATAATTACTATACATATTATTACAAAGATGCTAGTAAGCCAGTTGTAACAGTATCCGGAAGACAAGCTCTTACCGGCGGCACCAATCCTAACAATGCAAACTATAATGTTAGAAACATATATGCACAGGATATAACAGGTGATACTGACTGGGGTTATATAGGTGAAACATCGGATACTCCGGCAACTAACATTCAAGCTGCCAATGGTCAAACTAAAGTTCCATTCTTTAAAAACATTACTGTGTTTGGTTTTAATCAACACAATTACGTAGCATATACTTTAATTAATCCTATGATTAATAAATTTGCACACGATACATACAACTATGCTGAGGGTACTGGAACAATGGAAAATACAATGACATTGGATTATGAAACTGTTAAGTATTTTCAAGGTGCTATTAGTGGTAAAGAACCTAGTAATATTATTGCTGGCTTTGGTATTAATGATCATTATGATAGAGTTACTAGTCCTATTGCTAGACCCGGAAGTCAGGCTAGTATTTTAGGTCAAGGTGGTTTAGTAGATGGTGTTGGTGGATTTATTAATGATTTGTCGGGCCCTAATACAAACATATTAGGTGCTATACAAAAAGCAGGAACTACTTACAATACTCTTAAAAACATTAATCTTAAACAAGCTATTAGGAGTGAAGTAACAACAGGAATTACTAATGCCATTATGAATCCTGTAAATAATACTGGTAGAAATGTATTGTTTAATCTTCCTATATTTGGTGCAGGACCAAATCAATATCAACAAGCAAATGGTAGAAACGTAACTCCTCCTCCTATAAATAACTAATATAGGAACATAATATGGCAAGAATTATAGATGAACGTACATCAACTGACTTAACTGTCAAAGTATTTGATGATTTTTACTCATTTAATATGGTAGTAAATGGTAATGAATTTGATATCGTTAACGGATATTTTAAAACGATATGTGGTACTAAAGCAATTGCTGGCAACTTTACTGCTTTTTTATTTAGAATATCACAAGAGACAGGTATCCCTGTTTTAGATTTATTAGGTCAAATTCAAGGCACTAATAAATTACAAATGAATCAAGTTATATCATATTACCTTAATAGTTTTAAATCTAAAACTAGTTTATATGGTGTAAGCACTATACCACAATCTAATCAACCAGTCGCACGTAATATCGTGCAATAATCATGGCAAAGTTTGCTCAAGGCACATTCACTCCAAAGAATGCTCAAAAATATGTAGGTAAACATACACCTAGATATCGTAGTGGATGGGAACTTACTTTTATGACATTCTGTGATACTAACAAAAATGTATTATATTGGGCTAGTGAAGCAATAAGTGTACCGTATCGTAATCCATTTACTGGTCAACCTAAAAACTATATTCCTGATTTTTTTGTAGTATATGAAAATAAGCACGGAAAAAAGGTAGCTGAAATAGTTGAAATTAAACCTAAAAAACAAAGCATTATAGAAAGCAAAGTTGCCAATGCCAAAGATAGAATGATAGTAGCAATTAATCACGCTAAGTGGCAGGCCGCAATGGCTTATTGCAAACATCATGGGTATACATTTAGAGTAATTACTGAGGATGATCTTTTCTATAATGGGCGAAGCAAGTAACTAAATACTTGTATGACTAAAAAACTCCAAGAATTGTTTGAACTTCCTCAAGATGAAATAGATAGCTTGCACATTCCTATCCCAGAAAATGCTAGTGAAATAACAACTGATGCATTGAGTGCATTAGAGAAGATTGACAATGCATTACCGCAGGTTCGTGGATTAGAAGCAAGTGATACTGAATTAGATGAATTGGCGCAGATGGCTGTAGATAGTTTTAAAGATTTAAGTGATTTGGGTATGCAAGTTGATAGTAGATTCAGTAGCGAAATTTTTAGTGTTGCAAGTAATATGTTAGGACACGCTATTACTGCTAAAACAGCAAAGCTTAACAAGAAGTTAAAGATGATTGATTTACAGCTTAAGAAAGCCAGTTTAGACCAAAAGTTAGCTGGAAAAGCCGAAGAGATAGAGAATACTCCAGTAGGTGAGGGTAAAGCTTTAGACCGTAATGAGTTATTAAAGATGTTGGCAAGCAAAACAAATGAACAATGATAAATACATAATACAGGAATAACGAAATGAAAAGCCTAAAAACATACATAACCGAAAGTCTTAAAAGTTACAAATATACTATAAAGATTGCCGGTGACGTTGATAAAAACTTTATAGATATGTTTAAGTACAATCTAAACAAGTTTGATCCTATACGAATTAGTGATCCAACGAAAACTCCTATACAGAAAGATCCTTACGGATTTCCTAATCTAGCAAATCAATCTGTAACTATCATTAAAGCTGACTTTAGATATCCAGCCACTGAACCTATGATTCAGCAAATTGCTCAACTTCTAGGTTACAACATCAATATGGTTCGTGTCATCACTACTGATTTTGATGATAGTATTAATAGTGAAGCAGAAGGTTATGCTAATGAAATGAGTCATAATCCATTATTATTACATACTGAATTAGAAGAACAGCCCGGTGCTAAAGAAGCCGCTAAAGCCTATGGTGATAGTTACTTAACTAGTATCAAAGACCAAATGAAGGGTTCAACTATTGATATCCTTTATGCCGGTCAAAAGACTCCTGATGCGTTTGACCCATTCAAACCATATTTGGATGACAAACAATTAGGCGATAAGAGCCCGATGAGCACAATCAAACGCCCACCAAAGCCAGCAACTGGCGCTAGCGTATCAAAATAAAAGGAACATAAAATGGATTTCAAAAGTTTATTATCACAACTAGACCAGTTGAACGAAGCTACAACAAAAACTAAAACTGGTTTAACCCATACTGCTGAGCCGGGTGGTTATGGACGTAAAGATGACGAAGATGCAGAAGGCAATAGAGTTAAAGCTGCCTCTACAGAAAAAAGAGGTAAAGGTCGTCCAAAGAAAGCTACACAATCTTCCGGTGAAGATAAGAAATATGACTTCAGTGCATTTGGTGTAAAGCATGGTAAAGATGTTAAGTTACCAAAGCATGACAAAAAGAAAACTACTAAGCATAGTTTAAAAGAATATTTTGATGCATTGGATCAAGCAATGCTAGCTGAAAATGAAATGTCTCCTGATGCAATTGCTAAAATGAATCCGCAACATAAAGAATATTTTGGTAAGAACCCACACTTTACACGTGGTGCTGAAGTAAAATCTGTAGGTAAAACAATTAATGCAAAAGGTAACCCAATTTCCGCTCTTGCAACAAAGGTAACACCTAAGTTTAATAAGCCTGATACAGTTCAGCGTTTATCACGTGGATCATTCAACGCTCCAGTAGAAGAAGCTGAACAGATTCAAATCAAACCAGCAAATCAAATGCCTAAACAACCTGGTCAAATGACACCACCGGGACAACAGCAACAGCAACAAGTTGCTGGTCAACCTGCACAGAATACGCAAGTTATTGCTCAAGGTAATAAGACATTAGGTACAGTTAATAACCCACAATTAGCACAACAGATTAAACAATCTATTGGCAAAGGTGAAATGACTTTGATGCCTGATCAAATGCACGAAGAAGATATCGGTAAGCATAACAATGCTACTACTGGCTTTGATGCAATGGTTCGTAAATTAACACCAAAATATGGTGTAGAGGCAGCAAAGCGTATTGCTGGTGCACAACTAAAGAAAATTCGTGAAGCCGATCAACCACCAAACGATAGTTTGATGAGCCCTATCAGCGAAGCACGTGCTAAAGCTGACAATAAAGCTGAAAAAGCAGGTAAGAAAGTTACTAAAGACTTAGAATATGATATGGGTCACAAAGGTAAAGATGATGCTAAAGCTGAAAAGGCTGGCAAGAAAGTTACTAAAGACATTGAATATGATGAGAAAAAGAAAAAGACAGTAAAAGAAGCGGCTAAACCAGACTTCTTAGATATAGACAAAGACGGCGATAAGAAAGAACCAATGAAAAAAGCCGCAACAGATAAAAAGAAAGTTAAAGAAGGTATGGATCATAGATTAAAGGCAGCTCGCCATATGGGTAAAGCTCATGCTCTTACTAAAGAAGGCTATAATTGTCGTTATGATGACATGGAAGAATCAAGACATTACCATGAAGGCTACAAAGAAGGTCTAGATGAGTGTTATGGTCAAATGCCAATTCAAGGTTATGTAGGTGAAACAGAAGGTACTATGCCGGCAGCAACCACTTCAGGTATGGCTAGTCAAGCAATGCGCGGCGGTATTACTGATGAAGGTAATGCTTTTACCGGTAAATTAAAGGCCACCCCACAAGGTAGTAAGTTCACTTTAGGTGGCAATACATTCAAAGATACAAGTAGTATCGAAGAAAGCCCATTCGCTTTTGAATCTTTAGACAAACAATTAAATGCATTGTTAGAAGGTGAAAAAGTTATTGAAGGTATGACTGTTAGCATCAGTAAAGGTAATCAAGGACAGCCTGACTCAGTAAGTGTAAATGCGCAAGACAGTGAAGCTGATCAATTATTAAATATCATTAAACAAGCAGGTTTAGGTTTGTTTGGTGGAGATGAGCAAGCTATATCTTCAACTGGTTCACAACCAATGAGCGTTGCAGTTGATGGTGAAGAAGCTCCTGCAGAGATCGAAGTAGTTGATGACCATGATGATATGTTATCATTGATTCGCAAAATGTCCGGTCAAGGTTCTGCACAATCAGCCGGTGATTATGAAGAAGAAGGTGGTAATGAACCAGCTCACACACACGAAGAAACCTGTGAAAGTTGTGGTTCTGCTATGCAAGAAGGCCATTCGTGCGGTGAATCAGTTGAAGAAGATGAATCAATGGATCAACGTGAATACGAAGTTGCAGAAGAAATCAATCCTAACAACAATGACGAAGCTGAAGAAGAACAAACAGATGCTACACGTGATGCAGCCTTAGCAACAGCGGCTGGTAAAAACTTTGCTGATACTGATGCTCCTCTTGAAGAAGGTGGTGATGGTGGTGAAGCTGGTACTGATGCTATTGCAGCCGACGATGCGGCCGACGAAGCTAATGCTGAAGAAGAAGATTTAGATGAGTCATATGCTAACGGTGATGATGACACCTTTGAAACTGATATTGACTTTATGACTAAAGTTATTTCAGGTGGATTAAACAAGCAAAAATCTACCGGTCAAACAACAATCCCAGTTGTTTCTACACAAGTAAATCGTTTAGGTAGTCCAATGAAAGAGTCTACTGATTTGTTAACGGATTGGCGCAAATTAAGTGGTATTAAGTAATTAATATTGCTCAGAAGTACCCGGCTTTAGTCGGGTACTTTTTTGGCTATAGTGTTTGTAGGAAAACGATAAATACTAAATAAGGTGATATAGATATGGCTCAACAATATATAGATTTCGGTAGCTTTCCGGATGATCCAGATGCAGATGCTATAAGAACGGCATTCCAAAAAGTACAAACTAACTTCAATGAATTATTTGCTACAACAACCGCAGGATCAGTAACATCAGTTAATAGAGGTGCTGGTATTACTGTTAATAGTCCTACAGGAAACGTTATCGTTACTGCAAATATTGCGTGTGTACAAGTTTCTACTAGCTCATTAAGTATTGGACGTGATGGCAATGGTGGTACTACGGCAAGTATAAGTAATACTGCCCAAACGTTAGTGGTAGATATTAACCCAGCAAACGTTTTTTCAAACAATTTTGCCGGTGTATACAGTGCTTCTCTTAATCCATATAGTTTATCAAATGTAACAGGAACTCTAACTGCTAATGCTAACAGTCAACCAAATATTACTAGTGTAGGTACACTAACATCATTAGCTGTTACCGGTAATGCAACTGCAGGTAATGTATATGCTAACTCCGGTACAGTTAAAGGATCATTACTTACTGGTACAATAACAACTAATGCTCAACCAAATATCACTAGTGTAGGTACACTTGGTAATCTTGCTGTAACAAGTAATAGTAATTTAGGTAATCTTGCAACTGCTAATTTCTTTAGTGGTGATGGATACTTATTAAGTAACTTGACTATTAGTGCGGGTAGTAGTATTATTAATGGTAACAGTAATGTTGTTGTAGGTATAAACGGCAATGTGACCACCGGAGTAGGTGGTACTGCAAATGTATTAATTGTTACTTCTACTGGTGCTAATGTTACTGGTTATTTAACTGCTAGTGGAAATATAACAGGAGCTAACGCTACATTAGGTAATAGTGTAACTGCTAACTATTTTATAGGATCCGGTGCAAATTTAACTGCAATTACAGGTGCCAATGTAACCGGTACTGTAGCCAATGCAACATATGCTGTAAGTTCTGGTACTGCAGGTACCGTAACAACTAATGCCCAACCTAATATTACTAGTGTAGGTACATTAACTGGTTTAGGAGTAAACGGGACAGTTACTGCTGTAGCATTTACTGCCAACACCGGAGTATTTACTGGTAATGGTTCTGGGTTATCACAACTAACAGGTGCCAACGTAACCGGTACAGTAGCTAATGCAACATATGCTGTAAGTTCTGGTACTGCGACTAGTGCTACAACAGCCGATACAGTAACAACAAATGCACAACCAAATATCACAAGTGTTGGTACATTAACAAGTTTGTCAGTAACCGGTAATGTAGTTGCCGGTAATGTATATGCCAACTCAGGTACAATTGGTGCAAACTTATTAACAGGAACACTAACAACAGCCGCACAACCTAATATAACATCATTGGGCACGTTGACTGGATTAACAATCGGTAATGCAAGTGCTAACGCTGTATTTGGTAATGGCACTATTGTATTAAATTCTGGACTTATTACAGGTAACGGTGCCGGTTTATCACAACTAACAGGTGCCAATGTAACCGGTACTGTAGCCAATGCGACATATGCAACTAGTGCAGGAAGCGCAACTACTGCTACATCTGCCACAACTGCAGGTACCGTAACAACTAATGCTCAACCAAATATTACTAGTGTAGGTACACTAACAAGTTTAGCGGTAACAGGTAATGTAACTGCTGGAAATGTATATGCAAACAGTGGTACACTTGGAGCACAATATTTAAAAGGAGATGGTAGTAATATTACTAATATTGCTGTAACTGCGGGAAGTACTATTGTCAATGGTACTAGCAACGTAAGTATACCATCGGCTAATGGTAATGTAAATACTGTAGTTGCTGGTAACACTACATTGGTTATAACCGGCACTGGGATTAACATAGCAGGTAATTTAAATGCTACCGGAACTATTAGTGGAAATCTTAGTGGTAACTTTAGCGGTAACGTAACTACTGCGGCTCAAGGTAATATTACAAGTTTGGGTACATTAACAGGATTAACAGTATCTGGTACAAGTAATTTGGGTGCTGTTGGTAATGTGACAATTACCGGCGGTAGTAGTAATTTTTATCTAAGAACAAATGGGTCAGGTGTATTAACTTGGTCTGATGCTTTACTAACACCTATACCCGGAAGCACTACTCAAGTTCTATTCAACGATGCCGGTGCTGCCAATGCTAGTGCGAATCTTACTTTCACTAAAAACACTGGCTTATTGACAGCAACATTACTAGGTGGTACTCTAACTACAAACGCACAACCTAACATTACCAGTACTGGTACATTAACATCATTAATTGTTACTGGTAATATTAATGCAGGAAATATGACTCTTTCTGCTGGAGTATTTACCGGCAATGGTTCTGGATTAACAAGTCTAACTGGTGCTAGCGTAACTGGTACTGTAGCTAATGCAACATATGCAACTAGTGCCGGTACTGCTACATCAGCAACAAATGCGGCAGCATTATTAACAACACTAACAACAACTGGTACAGTTTATATTCCTTTCATAAGTGCTACTGCAAATGGCAATTATGCACATTTATCTAATGCCAACTTCTCTGCTAACTTGGCAAATGGAGCTATTACTGCTACAACCTTTGTAGGTGCTTTAAGTGGTGCGGCAACAAGTGCAACAAGTGCAACAAATGCATCTGCTTTATTACAGAACACATCAAGTGCAACTACTGTTTATCCAACATTCACTACTTCAAGTGCTAATGGAAATGCTCAAGCGGTATTTAATACTTCTATTAGTTCTAATTTAGCTAATGCGTCTATAACTGCTACAACATTCGTTGGTGCATTAAGTGGTGCGGCAACAAGTGCAACAAGTGCAACAAATGCGGCAGCAGTATTAAATAATGTACAGACAACAGGTACATACTACCCGGCATTCATATCAGGTACATCAAATGGCAACTATGCATTAGCAAGTAATACATCATTCAGCGCCAATTTAGCAAACGGGTCTATTACTGCTACAACCTTTGTAGGTACTTTAAGCGGTGCGGCAACGTCTGCTGGTTCTGCGACTACAGCCGGTTCTGCGACTACAGCAGGAACAGTAACAACAAACGCACAAATTAATATTACAAGTGTTGGAACACTAACAAGTTTGGGGTCATCCGGTAACATTACTGCACCAAATTTTATTGCAAATACTGGTTATTTTATATCATCAGTAGGTACTGGTATATCGGCTGCAGGAACTGTTCAAGGTAATGCAACGGCAATAACAAAACAAATTAATGTTGTAAGTACTGTAGCATCAGGCGCCGGAGTAGTATTGCCAACTGCAGTAGCAGGTATGACAATTTATATTACAAATACTAGTGCAAATAGCTTATTAGTATATCCAGCTGCCAATACTGCAATAAATGCATCAGCAGCCAATATTGCTATTACCCAAGCATCTAAAGCAACATTACAATTTATAGCACCTACAACTACTCAATGGTATAGTGTAGGCGCAACATACGCATAAGGAATTTAAATGGTAACAATAGAATTATTAACAGCTATGTGTCCTAAAACAAAACGCTCTACATTAGAGGGTTTTGTTGAGCCACTAAACACAGTAGCAGAATACTATGAGATGTTTGAGAACCCAAGACGGTGTGCTGGATTCTTAGCACAGATAGCACACGAAAGTGGTGGTTTCAACGCTGTTGTTGAAAACTTAAACTACTCAGCTAAAGGTTTGATGGGTACTTTTAAAAAGTATTTCCCTAATGAAGAACTAGCAAAGCAATATGAACGCAAGCCAGAAATGATTGCTAATCGTGTTTATGCTAATCGTATGAAGAATGGCGATGAGAACAGTGGTGATGGATTTAGATTCAGAGGTCGCGGATTGATTCAGTTGACCGGTCGTGATAACTACACACGTTTTGCAGAAGCATTAGATATGAGTATTGAAGATACAGTTAGATATTTAGAAACACCAAATGGTGCTGTTGCTAGTGCTGGTTGGTTTTGGGATAATAATAAACTAAATCAATTCTGTGATAAGGATGATTTCATTACATTAACAAAACGTATCAATGGTGGAACAATTGGTTTAGAAGATAGAAAACATCACTATCACTTAGCACTACAACACTTAGGCGCACATTAATATGGCACAACCAAATTGGAATACAACTGCTGGTTCATTAGGAACATTTCCAGCTACTATAGCAATGCTGACTCAGTTATCAGCATCAGCAGTTGCACCTGCAACCTCAATAACATATATATTATTAAGTGGATCATTGCCACCTGGCATATCTATCAGTAATAGTGGGTTGATCAGTGGAACACCAACATTAGTAACAAGTGATACTACTAGTATATTTACTATTAGGGCAACTGATAATTTATCCAATATACGTGATAGAACATTTTCAATAAAAATATCTGGTGTCGCTATCCCGGAATTTACGACACCAGAAGGAAGTATTCTTAACACACTTGATAGTGTTTGGATTGAATTGCCTATTGGGTACAATAACCCTGATAATACTAATGCTGTTATAGTTGAATTACAAGAAGGATCTTTGCCACCGGGATTAGAAATTAATGACGCAGGATTAATTAGAGGTTATGCTAATCCACCTATGGTTAATATTACATTAAATGAAGTTCAAACCAATGCAACTCTTACTGCTATTACTAGTAATTTAATCACTTGTACTAGCACTAATGATTTTATTATAGGTAGACCGGTCACTTTTACAGATACAGCGTTTGGCGACATAGTTGAAGATACTACCTATTATATAAAAACAGTTAATAGTGCTACTACATTTACAATATCAGCAACTCAGAACGGTCCTGTATTTGCGTTATCAGACGGTACTGGGTCTATGAATGTTACATTGTCAGCAATATCAGTGGGTCAACCTACAATTCGTACATATTCGTTTATTCTTAGATTATTAAGTAATTTAGGTGGAGATACCGCATCATATACTATTACTGTGGTGAATCAAAATACTCCTATTAGTCAAGGAGGACCAGGGTACACTCCAAACTCACGTATACCTACTATACTTAATACAAGACCATTAACATATAATATAACTGATACTGATCCGTATTACGGCTATTATATATTACCGCCGGTTGCTACTACAGTAAATGCATCTATTGGTACTCTTACTAGTGGAGAATATTTTGCATTTAAAATTATCGGAAATGATTTTGATGGTAATCCTCTACAGTATGAATATATTAATTTACCCACTGATTTAACTGGGGATACTGTAACAGGATGGATAACCGGAACACCTATATTAAGTTCAACTGGGTTAAGCACATATAATTTTGCAGTTAACACATATAAATCTGGCAATCCTAGTATTAGAACACCTAATTTTAACTTTACTTATAATGTAAGTAATCAGATTAATGGTGAGATTGTTTGGGTTACACCTAGTGATTTAGGAACTATATTTAATGGAACAGTTAGTACATTAAGTGTTAATGCTATATCTGATACTGAATTATCATATAGGATAGTATCTGGATCATTGCCTCCTAATTTAATTATATTAGATAATGGTGAAATAACAGGTAGAGTAGCAGATCAACCAACAACTGAATTATTAACCCAAAATGCAGAAACATCTTTTACATTTACTATTCAAGCATATTCTAAATTATATGCAGTTGTTCAATCTACAAAAACATTTAATGTAACTGTACTACAAGAATACACTCAACCTACTGATACATTATATATTAAGGCTGCTCCTAGTGTCAATGATAGAAATATTATAAATTCATTATTAGAAAGCACTACATTAATTCCCGAATCAATGTTATATAGACCAAATGACATATATTTTGGTAAGGCAACTAGCGTTATATATGAACACGCATATGGAATATATGCAAGTGATATTGATGAATATTTAGCCGCAGTAACACAAAATCACTATTGGAGAAATATTACATTAGGTGAATTAAAAACTGCTATAGCAAAAAATAATGCAGGGGATATTATTTATGAAGTTGTTTATAGTGAAGTAATTGATAATTTAGTTAATAAACAAGGTATAAGTATAAGTAGTAGTATATATTGGCCTAGACCAATCGATTTGGGTTTAGGTCCATGGTATACAAGTATTACTGATATATATGCCAGTTATTCCACTGTATTAGGTCAAGAATACTATACAAGTTTAACACCGGGTTATGCCAGAACATTATATCCAAATA